CACAAAGGACGTAACAATGGAAAAGTTTGTAAAAAGCGAGGAATTCCTTTCCTCTAAAAAAGAACAGATGGTTGCAATCGCGCAACTACTTGGTGTGCTTTTAGTCGCACCGATCATGATTGCTGTAAGTTGGTTCGCATGATCAAGAAAATGAAAAGTTGGTTAGGCATTGTATTCTTTGCTTCGCTTGTACTGGGAGGTCTAATAGCACCTCTTTTCACACCTAACTACGGTGTGTACACAGCGGGTTCAAGTCTGTATATGCCAGCGCCATATTTGTAAAACCTTTGGGTGCCTCTTAAGCGCATGACGGCATAAACTGGGGGGACGCATCCCCCCGACCCAATCTTTACGAAACATTAACCAAAGATTAACTAGACCTTTACCATATTAACGCCCCTTATTAAATAGATACTCTTTTAATAAAGGAGTAATGATATGAAAAAGAATTGGAAAGAAACGATTGTAGCCTTGGTATTCATAGGATCGGTGTTTATGTTTTTAAGTTTAGACATTAAAGCCGCACCCTACATAGAATACAAGAACGAGTACGAGTTGAAAGAGTGGGATCACACTAAGACAACTCATCATTTAAGACTAGGTTACAAAGCAAAGAACAACATGTATTTTGAAATCGGACCAATGACTAAGGGTCACAGTTACGAAGCAGGATACAAGTTCAAGTTTGATGCTGTAACAGTTAAAGGTAAACTGGAGACCAAGGACACTGGCGATGCTAAGACCAAGGTTGAAACTGAAGTAAGATTTAATTTCTAAGGAATAATTATGCCAGGTATTGTAATCGCAATGATGTTAATCGGAACTGTACTTGTAAAAGACAGTAACCGAAAACTCGACGAAAAATGTGCACAAGAAGTATTGGACGGTGTTGCTGAGTCTCATCAGGAATGTCGCCGGTACTATATGTCTAAGTAATAGTTCAATTCCCTGTTAGCTCAGTTGGTAGAGCAAATGACTGTTAATCATTGGGTCCGTGGTTCGAGCCCACGACAGGGAGCCAGCTCGAGAAGTGAACCGTCTACTTTGAATGATGGTTGTTGACCCGCTGGCAGGCCGGTGATTAACATAACTGGGTTCGAGTAGCTCTCGTTAAACCAAGTCTGCTATTTTAAGGATAAGATATGATTAAAGGTTACATGCAAGTGGATTTAAATAATGAACTAGCTGTTCGTTATATGGAAGTTGCACTGAAATCTTTTGAGAGAGTTTCAGATATTTTTGAGATAGAGGTTGTGCAATGCATCACTCCAGAAACCTTACTACCTGAATTAATAAACCATAAAAAAGTGACACGTGGCAAGGACGGAAATCATTTGAAGATGCGTTCACCTCAAGAAATAGGTTCGTTACACTCAAACTATCGTATGATTAAACGTCTCTCTGAAGGCGAAAGGTTCTGGATCTTAGAACATGACGCATTTTTAAGAGTCAATGGTGAAGATGTTTTTAGAACACTTATGAGTAAATGGAATCAGTTTCCCGCCGCTGGTATAGGAATGGCGTTCGAATTTTATACTATGTGGCCAGAAGTAGCCCAAAAATGGATAGATGTTTTTTTGAGTGGTGTCAATATGGGCCCTATGGGTATTATGCATAAAGCTACTGATAATTGGTCCAATGAAACGCAATATTCTAAAAATAATATTTATTGGCCGTGTGACAGAAAAGTTGATACTCGTTGGGCTAACATGACTGGTATAGGTAGATCTTGTCATCAAGCACATCGTGACCCATCCAAGATTCTACACTCACCTATCACACAATGTATAGACGTTAGATATGGTGGCACTGTTACGGATCGTGAAATGACTAAGAATTCTAAAACGGGTGAATACGACCAAAATATATTGTACAATAAAAAAAGACACCCAGATGTGGAGTGGATAACGCTTGACGATTGATAAGATTTATAGTATAATTACCCCATGAATAAATTTTACACATCAGTATCTAGAAGAGCAAACAATATCCTTTATCGTGGCTATGAAAATGGTCAACGTGTTCAAAAACAAGTTGCATATTGTCCAACTTTATTTGAAATGCATCGTGGTGTAGAAGAGACGGGGTATCGTGGACTATACGGCGAAAAACTAATGCCGGTGCATTTTGATTCTATGCGAGACGCTTCGAATCATGTTCGTGATTATGAAGGCGTCAGTGGTAAACCCATCCACGGCCAAAACAATTTCGTCTTACAATTTCTAGCAACTGAATTCCCAGCCAATATAGAATTTGATCGCAATCTGGTAAACGTTGCAACAATCGATATTGAAGTTGCATCTGATGAGGGGTTCCCGTTACCAGAAGAGGCCCTTCACCCAGTAATATCAATTACCCTAAAGAATAACCACGATTCTGTCTACCATGTTTGGGGACTCTATGACTATGATGTTTCAAAAACACATATGGATGTTAAATACTACCGACACGACAACGAAATAGATCTGTTAAAATCTTTTCTTAATTTTTGGGATAATCCTAAAACAACCCCAGATATTATTACTGGTTGGAATACATATCTTTTTGATATGCCTTACCTGATAAACCGAACAACTAGGATTATTGGTGGTGAGACAGCAAGACGATTTTCTCCATGGAGAAATATCCGTGAACGTAAGATAACGATGATGGGACGTGAACAACAAGCCTATGAGATTGAAGGTATTGTTCAACTTGATTATTATGATCTGTTTAAGAAGTTTACATGGAACACATATGGTCAACAAGAATCATATAAGTTAGACCATATTGCAAGCGTTGTATTGGACGAACGTAAACTCTCTTATGATGAGTACGGCAGTCTACATGCATTATACAAACACGATTTTCAAAAATTCATTGATTACAATATAAAAGACGTTGAACTTGTTGATAGACTTGAAGAAAAGTTGGGTATCATTACACTAGTTATGACGATGGCATACGGTGCTCACTCGAAACTGGAAGATGCGTTGGGAACTACTGCGATATGGGACGCTACTATCTACAATGCGTTGTTGCCCGATAATATTGTAATACCACCCAGAGCTTCGGTTCCTGATATTGCACCTAAGATTGTAGGCGGGTATGTTAAAGACCCCATGATCGGTTCTCACGATTGGGTGTGTTCGTTCGATTTGAATTCCCTATATCCAAATATTCTGGTACAGTATAACATCTCACCCGAAACCTTAGATTACTCTGACAGCGAAGACTGTACCATTGCAGCTAACGGCACCAAATACCGTAAAGATATTGAAGGTGTGATTCCTAAAGTTATTCGTAAGTTTTATGATCGTAGAGTTGGTATCAAGAAACAGATGCTTGTTGCTAAACAAAAGTATGAGAAGTCTCCCTCTGAAAAACTTGCTAGAGAAATTGGAAACCTAGATACTGAACAGACCGGTATTAAGATTCTGATGAACTCTCTCTATGGTGCGTTGGCAAATCGATATTTCCGATATTTCGATCAACGTGTTGCTGAAGCAGTCACCACTAGTGGTCAACGTGCTATTAAATGTGCAGAGAAAGCTGTCAACGATGAACTTCAAGAGATAGTTGGTACTAAAGATGATTATGTGATCGCTATTGATACCGATTCTGTTTACATTAACATGGCTCCTTTGGTAAGAATACACAACCCAAAGAACCCTGTTGTTTTTCTTGACAAGGTGTGTGAACATTTTGAGGAGAAAATTGCTGCGGCATACGAACAACTTGCTATAGAAACCAATGCCTATGAAAATAGAATGGTAATGGCCAGAGAAGTTATTGCTGATCGTGGTATCTGGATGGCGAAGAAACGGTATATTCTAAATGTGCACAATTCTGAGGGTGTCCAATACGCCGAACCCAAACTAAAAATGATGGGTATTGAGGCAATCAAGTCTAGTACTCCAGAAATCGTTCGTGAAAAATTCAAGGAAGTGTTTCATATAATAGTCAATTGTACAGAATTAGAAACACAATCGTTCATTCGTAAATTCCGACAAGATTTCAAAAAACTACCTGTTGAGTCAGTTGCTTTTCCGCGTGGTGTTAGTAACATATCCAAGTATGCGGATCGAACTAATATATATGGAAAGGGCACCCCAATACACGTTCGTGGTGCGTTGTTGTATAATCACTTGATCGATAATCAGGGGTTACAAGATAAGTATGAGAAGATTCAGAACGGTGAGAAAATTAAGTTTGTTTACCTCAAGCTCCCCAACCGTATCAAGGAAAACATAATTAGTTTTCCTGTACAGTTACCTAAAGAGTTTGATGTTGTTTCTAAGATAGATTATGATAAGATGTTCGACAAAACTTTCCTTGATCCATTGACTCCAATTCTTGATGCTGTGGGATGGGATGTTGAACCTAGCGCCACACTTGAAGATTTCTTTGCTTGACATGAAACCGAAAATGAACTATAATAAGTTCATGTATTCAATAACTATATTCAAAAACACGTTCGACAACAAGACACACAGAACCATGGAGTTCGCTTCGTGGTCTAAGTTCAAGAAGTTTCTTGTCAACGTCTCAAAAGAACCAGGAGTCAAAGGTGGTAATAACTCTTCTGCTTTGCTTAGTCCTGCTGTTTATATCAAAGACAGTACGCGCAGTAACAGGAACGTTGTGCGTTGGTCTCGTTGGTGCGCTGTTGATGTGGATGATTTTGATATCCATACCGGTGATATCCATCACAACCTGCAAACAATATGCGGAAACTATAATTTCGTATGTTACTCCACAGCTTCAAGTACTCCTGTCCAACCTAAATTTCGTCTCGTATTTCCATTAACACGAGAACTAAACAAAGAAGAGATCCCGCACTTCTGGTATGCTTTCAACAAACATCTGAAAGATATCGGAGACAAGCAGACCAAAGATCTGTCACGCATGTATTACGTACCCGCACAATATCCGGATGCGTGTAACTTCATCTTTGATAACGAAGGTGAAGATGTAGACCCAGACTATATAATGTCCCAGTGGTCATATAAGCCCAGCACAGGTAATAGTTTTCTAGACAGATTGTCTCCTGAGATGGCGAAAGCAGTCATTGAACACAGAAAGTCTTCAATGAATGATGATAGTGGTATAGTATGGAGCACGTATCGTGATTGCCCATTCTTTCCTAAACAGTTAGCCGTTGAATATATGTCTATAACAGGTACCGGGTGGTATCACAAAATGTATCAGATCATGGTTGCCACTGCTGGTAATGCAATCAAGAGAGGATATCCAATCACTGCACAAGAAGTTGCCGAGTTATGTAGACAGCTTGACAATGATAATGGAATGTGGTATGATAACAGACCACTCGAAGTTGAAGCTGATAGAGCAGTGGAATATGCTTATAAAAATGTATAGGAGAACCGTATGAGTGATAATGATGAAAAAATTATATCTTGGGATGACGTTGATCAACCCAAAAGAAAAAAACCGTCTCAGAACAAATTCAGAATTGGTATTCTTGGTCAAAACTATTTGGCACAATCGGTTAGGGTTTCTTTAGATACAAAATCGATTGACTATAAACATCTAGATGCCCATGATATAGATGCGTTGGTTGATTGGCAACCAGCGCTTGTTTTTGTCTGTACAGACATTCCTCTTTTGTCTAATAACTCGGTTGATGATGCGGTCTTCATAGACAATATCCTAAAATTATCTAAAAAAACTGATTCGGGTATTTGTATTAAAACTACTATTAATCATGATACGTTTAATACACTTACTGCGACAGTTGGTAATCCATTTATTCAGACTAAAGTGGTTTATTCTCCTGAAGTGTCAGAGAATGTGGATGATATTTTGAATGGCGAATTTGTCTTGTTGGGTGGTGCAGCGGCCTCTGTAAAATCATTAAAAGAAATTATGATGAATGTTACTTCATACTCTATGAAAGAGATAATTACCGATACTATACCCAATATTATTTTTACTAAATTGGGGTTGTCGGGATTTAAAGCCGTAAAACAAACCTATTTTAACCAACTGCATCAAACAATTTTAGATATTGGTGGGTCAAATCCTACAGCAGTTCGAAGATTGATGCTCAAACATCCTCTGTTGACCGATACCACATTAACTATCCCCACTTATATACGTGCTTCCATTGATTCAGAAGTATCATATAAACAGGCGATATCATATGGTGGAGAATATGCTAATTCAGATGTGAAACTTTTAGTCGGTATGACAGATAAACTTACTGTGTTAGACGAGTGCGTTAACATCCGAAATCTTAAGGATTGATATGAACGTTGAGATCTGGGGTAAACTAACTTGCACCTTCTGTGACGCAGCTATAAAACTGTGTGAAGAAAAGGGTGTTGAATATGAATACAAAATATATGAAATAGATTTCACTAAGGAAGAAATATTAGAAGAGTTTGTAGGTGCAACTACCTTTCCACAAATAAAAATAGACGGTAATCCAATTGGTGGGTACCAAGAATTAGAGGAAATATTATGTCGTTAATGGCGAAACTAAAAAAGAACTCAAAAATTAAATTATCATCTCAAATGGATAAGTCTGAGTTTTTTCAAGAAAAGGAAGTTGTGCCTACTACTGTGCCTATGCTAAACGTGGCACTCACTGGTAGTTTAGACGGGGGTATCACCTCTGGTCTAACCGTACTGGCGGGCCCATCAAAACACTTCAAGACTTCGTTCGCTCTGAAGATGGCAGCTGCCTACTTGAATGCCAAACCGGATGCAGTCATGTTGTTCTATGATTCCGAGTTTGGTTCACCTCAATCATACTTTGATGAGTTTGGTATTGATACTTCGCGTGTACTTCATACACCTATTACAGATGTAGAAGAGTTGAAGTTCGATGTAATTTCTCAGTTAGAAACAATGGAAAAAGAAGATGACGTTATCATCGTAATTGATTCTATTGGTAATCTTGCGTCTAAGAAAGAACTCGAAGATGCTATCAACGAGAAGTCTGTTGCTGATATGTCTCGTGCAAAAGCCCTGAAAGGTTTGTTCCGCATGATGACACCCTATCTGGCAATGAAAAATATTCCTATGTTGGCTATCAACCACACTTACAAAGAGATTGGTTTGTATCCAAAAGATATTGTAGGCGGTGGTACCGGTATTTACTACAGCGCAAATACTATCTGGATCATTGGTCGCAGACAGAACAAAACTGGTACTGAGGTCATGGGTTATGATTTTGTTATCAAGGTTGAAAAGTCTCGCTTTGTCAAAGAACAGTCTAAGATTCCCATCACCGTCTCATGGGAAGGTGGTGTTGATGAAATGTCTGGGTTACTTGATGTTGCAATGGCAGGTGGATATGTTGTGAAACCTTCTAACGGATGGTATCAGAAAGTAGGCGAAGAGAAAAAGTATCGTCTTGCTGATCTTGACAAAACCTTCTGGACACCTATTCTAGAACTACCCGACTTTCAAGAGTTTGTAAAAAAAGCATTCTCTGTGGGTAGTGCCGTTGTCGATCTAAACATTGAACTTGAAGGAGAATTCAATGGCTAGGGAAGGTATAGATTATGATCTTGTTCCTGCTGCTGATGATGGTGAAGGTAACAAACAGGCTTGGGATGTAAGATTTACTGAAGGTGATTTTGTTGAGACTGTTATTCGTTATGGTAATATCGCTTTTGAGAATGATTGCTTAAAGTTTAATTTTGTGATACAATCAAGCCCTGATGGTGATTTAACAGAAGAGGATACTAATCTTCAAGATTTCGCCGCTGATGTACTAGAGAGTATTTTAGAAGAAGCGGCTAAGGACGGATCTTTAGTTTACGGAAACCCAGAGGAAGAAAAAAACAATGAAGATTGATCTAGAACAAACTATTCTTAGAAATATGTTAACCAATGAACAGTATATGCGTAAAGTTATACCTTTCATCAAGTCTGATTTCTTTGAAGGTGTTTATAGATCATTATTTGGTGAGATAATCAAGTTTGTGGGTAAGTATAATAAACTTCCCACACTTGATTCTTTCAAGATCGAGATAGATCAGTCAGTAAAATTTACCGAACAAACATACACACACGCTCTTGACATTCTGCCTACCATCTTTGAAGCCAAGGATGAGAATGAAGAGTGGTTATTAGATACAACAGAAAAATGGTGTCAGGATCGCGCAGTCTATTTGGCGATCATGGAGAGCATCCAGATC